CCAGGCGATCGCCTTGGCCTGCTTGAGCAGTGGCGCCACGTAGAAGAACAGCCCGAGCTCGGCCTCACAGCGCAGTGCACTGTCGAGCAGCTGGCGCAGCGCCAGTTCAGTCTTGCCAGCCCGTCGGTGCAGGGCCAGCACAGTGAAGCGCTTGCGGTTCAAATGGCACTCGCGCTGCCACTCGCGGGGCCTGTAGCCCAGGTCAATAGTCGCCATCAGGCCAGGTCGGTGTTGTCACCCACGACCGGCACGCCCGTAGCGATTACCACCTGAGTCCGCAGGGGCCCACCCCCCTTGCCCGTGAGCTCCACCGCCTTGTTCTCGCGGTAGTCATCCGGGAAGCGTGCCGCCATAGAGCGCGACCACAGTTGTGGGTTGAGCTTCTCGCCCTCTGGGCTCTGCCACATGCCAAGCTGCCCCTGATCCTCCCACCAGGCCATGGCCAAATCCCTTGCACGCGCAATGGCGTCAGAAAACTCTTTGTGCTCGTTGCACCATTCGTCGATGCTCATGCGCGAGCAGCCCAGCGCCGCAGCCATCTGCGCTTTGCTCTTTCCAAGCGCACCAAGCTCCACGACGGTGTCGCAGAACTCTGGCTTGTATTTCGTTGGTCGTCCCATGATCCAATCCTTTCACAACCCTGTTAACCCACGGACACCCGCACCACGCGCGCCACGCTCTGGCCACGGCGTCGGCCGGTGGCAATGTGCGCGACGCAACTTTTGCTGACCGCCATCTTCTCGGCGACCTGCGCATAACTGAGCCCCGACTCCAGCAACTCCAGCACCTGCTCGACCTCCAGGTCCAAAAGTTTGGCCCGAGGATGTTCCTGTCCAATCCTGCGCCCTGCCTCATTCAACGCAATCAGTTTTTGCATTTTCCAGTCCTTTCAACGAACGGGTAATAAACTGCAAACAGACAACAAAAACCCCCCGCTTCAGTGCAACACTGCAACGTGTCTATAGACACACGTTGCGTTGCGTTGCACTTTTTGAAGCTGCGCAACACTGCAACACGGTGCAACGTTGCAGTCACGTTGCACGTTGCAGTCATTGTTTGTATTTTTCTGCACGTTCAGCACACAGAAATACAACCATCGTCGCCCAGCCAATAAGGTGCGCTGTCACCACTGCAAAGCGCCTCAAGCGCTCTTCTGACCCGCTGTTTGCGTGAATCGCGCTTCCCATCGGCTGGTGCATCCATCCGTTTGACCGACTCCGCGATCACCGGACCGACCTCAATGCCACTGGTTTGAGTCACGGCAAACTCTTGAATAACCGCGTTGACCACCGCCTCAACCGGCCCGAGTTTTCGTTCAGCAACCCCTGGGACTGGAGCAGTTGCCTCTATCACCACGCAGCTCGTGATGGGGTCAAGATCCTCATCGACACCGATCTGCACCACGTCCAGGTCGAAGCCCCACACCTGGCCGTCCTCACCATCCTTGGACTTCGTAAGCTTGAGCGATCGGCCCGTAGGCTCGCGCACCACCTCGAGTTCGGCGTCAGCTGCAGCGCGCAACCCCGACCAGCCCCGGGCGCCCTTGCTGGAATCCTTGCCGGCGTGGTGGATCAAAATGATCATGGCGCCGGTGACCTCGTGAATGCGCTTGCAGTGAGTCAGGGCCTTGCCAACGTCCTCGCCCGCGTTCTCGTTCGCGCCCGGCATCACCTGGGCGAAGGTGTCGACGATGATCAGGTCCGCGCCGCCCCAGGCCTTCACCGCCTTGGCCACGTCCACCGCGTCGGTCTTCTCCATCATGTTGGGCGCGGCATGGATCACTCCGATGGGTAGGCCCGCAAGGTCGACCTGGTTGTGCTGTGCGTAGGCCACCAGGCGCTTGCGAAAGCCGCCAGCACCCTCGGCCGCGATGTAGGCCACCCTTCCCTGGCGCACCTTGCAACCCCGCCACGGCACACCGCGAGCGATCGCTGCGGCCATGTCGAGGGCCATGAAAGACTTGCCCGAGCCGCTGGCGCCATACATGACCACCAGCTCTGCCTGAGGCAGCACGCCTTTGATCACCCAGGTGGGTGGCGCCACCGATGCGAACTCGTGCGCTGGCATGACCTGGAACCGATGCGACTCAGGGGTCTCCAATTCCTTGACCCCCTCCTCGACCAGCATCTCGAACTCATCAGCGCCGGCAGGAGCGTTCAGAGTGATGCGCGCGCCGTTGGCATTGGCCAGGTGCACCAGGCTGCGGCCCGTGACCTGGATCCCGCCACCCTTGCCGAACGATCTCCAGCGCTCCTCAACGTACTCGCGGCTGCTGTACTTGCCAGAGCGCTGACTCCACTCGTCCCAGATCTCGAAGCCGTCACCCTGAGTCTCGCAGTGGATCGCCATCCCGACCTTCAGCCAATCGTCGTAGTGCAGGTCCGATGGCAACGCGTCGAGGCACTCCTGGATCTGTGCCACCGTCAGCCCGGCAGGCTCACCCGATGAGCCGGTATCGAGGACCTCGCGCTCTCGCGCGAACCGGGCCTTGTGCAGTGCGTAGACCTCATCGCTCAGTACCGCGATCGAGTCGCTGTTGCCCAGCAGCTCAGTGATGTCGAGGGTATTCCCTGTGAATGTCACAAAACCACGAGTGCTGAAGACCTCCATGCCGAAGTCTTCGCCGCGGATCGACTTGCCATTGCCAAGCTCGCCTTTGAAGAAGACACGGATGCCCTGGCCCGAAGGCGAAAACTCAGCGTAGGTGTTCTCGAGCAGCGCCTCGACCTGGGGATGAATTCGCCCCCCGGTGATGCAGTTGTCGAAATCGAGCGCACAGATGCCCCACTGCTGCAGGGATGCGAAGCCGACACCGTCGAATCCGCCACGGGCTGCCGCGGCTTTGGCCGCGTCGAAGGTAACCAGTTTGCTGATGTCGGAGGGTCCACCCTGCTCACCGTGACGGCGAGAGCCGCTGGCGTAGTAAGGGACCTTGCGCGGTTTGCCGCCACCAGGGACGGCTTCAAACCGCCAGACAACCCAGGCGGGAAGATCACGGATCGCGGCGGGGGCCTCGACGTTGCGCAGGTGTGGGGTGATGTGGGCCACGTTACTCATGCGCCCCCCGAATAAAGAACTGAAACATTGGCGACTTTCAAAGGCGCCATGGGTGGGGATTCCGCAGTCGCCAAACCTTACCCACTGTCCATGGGCCGGAACCCCCACCCATGGCGGGACAGTTGGTTTGGCGTCCCGACTTTAGCAAAATGCAAAGTTTCGTAGTTAAAAAGAAAGGCCCCTTTGCTCTTCAATCAGGGCCTCTTTTGCGCGGTTGCGTTTTGGAAGTGGCAGCCAGGCAACGTAGAACCCATCGTCGACCCAGGGGCCTGTCGTGTGGATGCCCCCAATGGTCAGCAACTGCACCTTGTGACCGCCTGGTGGTTTTGGGTCACCCGCTGCAGGGTAAAGATACTCGGACCCACCCGCCTGGTACTTAATATCACCCATTCACACCTCATATCCGTAAACGCGCAGCCAAGCGCCGCGGAACTCGACCTCGCCGCGCAAGCGAGCAAGTGAGTGGTATTCGCACACCCAGTCGATTCCGTGACGTCGGACCAAGACGACAACGTTACCGCTGGGGAGCATTACGCGCATGCCAACCCGCAGCCGCCGCATAATCATTCGTCGCTATAACGACCGTTCGCCTGCATCAGCGCGGCAATGAAGATGCCGATACCCACACCGAACCACAAAAAACAGAGTGCTTCAATCCAGCTCACGACTCGACCTCCAAGGTTGATATTTCGACAATCGGAAATTCACTGATGAGCGCCCGCTCACCCAGACATTTCTGAGCAAACTCGCACGCCCGGCACGCCGAGACGATGTCGGTGCGATAAACGATCGGCAGTCGGCCCCTGCTCGCCTTGGCCATCGCCTTGGTCTCGCGCTCGATCGCAGCGCCAAGGTCAGCCGAGGCCTGGCGGTGGCCGCCAGAGAGTTGATACAGATACCCCCGACTGGTGCCGCAGCGCTGCGCCAGGAGTTCTTGCTCGTCGGATGTCGCTAATGACATCCAGTTCTTGATGACAGAGATCGTTTTCATGCCTCGATCTTATAGCAATCTGTAAAGCGCTTGCAGCAAATTGAGTGAATTGCTACTGTTTGTCAATGCAATCCGTGTATGAAATCCGCCGGGTGAACCTGCGCTCGCTGATGACGCAGTGGGGTGGGCCCACGAGCCTGTCCCGCAAGCTCGGGCACGCTAACGGGTCCTACCTGGCGCAGCTGATCGGGCCGCACCCATCCCGGGAGATCAGCGAGAAGGTCGCGCGCGAAGTGGAGGGCAAGCTCGGCCTGGCCATCGGCTGGCTCGATCAAGAGCACGCACCAGGCTCCACGGTACTGGACAACGCGGCGCTGAGCGATTGCGTGCGAGCCGTGGCCGCTGAATTGCGTGACGCAGGTCTAAGACCCGACCCGGACCGATATGCAAATCTGGTCAGCCTTGTCTACGACAACATGCGCCTGCAGGGCAGAGTGGATGAGACCTACATCAAACGACTGGTTAACCTCATCCGGTAAGGGACCCAACATGAGCAACGAAGAACTGCAGCAGCGCATCTCATATCTTGTAGAGCACGGAGGCCTGTACGACGATCCACTAGCAGACATCCGGCGCACAGCGAAAGTCGCGGTGGTGTTGGCTGGTGTCACTCTCGTCGTGCTTGCACTTGTGCTGATCTTTCACACGTAAGAATTCACGGTGTGGCGAAAAGGCCCGGATTTACCGGGCTTTTTCTTGCCCGAGCGTTTTAGCATGTGCTACAGTCTCTACGTGTTGTACCGATAAACAAACGCAAGGAGCAAACGACATGACAACACCCGCCCAGCAGCTGCTGGTAGACCTGAAACCGATCTTCGACCGCTGCCGCGAACAGCTGGCC